AGTTAACCGCTGCCGATGACTGAACTTTCACCTCGCCTTCGTAGGCGATCGTCAGCGGATAGCCGCTGTTGGCCTTCGACACGATGATGCCGAGGGCGGTTGCGGGAGCGGCGTCGCAGATTGTCCCCGCGAGAGTCGCCGCCTTGTAGAGCACGCTTGCCGCCGTGAGGTCTTGCCCCGCAGGCACAACCGTGACGTTGTTGCGAACATGAGTCGTCATGGCGTCACCTCACTTGTAGTGCTTGTCCGGCATGTGCCGGTAGTCGTCGGCGAGCGACGGGTCGTCGCGAAGGACAGCGACCATCGCGTCCTTGTACGTCATCCCGTTGTTCTCCGACATGAAAATTCGGACACGCTGCGAGACGACGACGTCGGGCGTCTTGCCTTCCTCGTCGGCCTGCTTCGTGCCCGCACCAGCAGTGCGGTTGTCGCTCATGTTCACCTTGTTTTCCTCGATGAACGTGTCCGCTTCCTTGGGGTCGAACTCGACGATCTTTTCGACCTCCTTCGGGAACGTCCACTTGAAATACCGCTCCCTCGCGCTCGGCAGCAGAACCTTGGCTTCGATCGCAGCCTCGAACTTGTGTTCCACTGCCGCGCGGATGGAATCGGCCTTTTCCTTGGTGCGCTGCTCGACTGCCGCGTCCCGCTCGGCCTTGAGCGCCTTGGCCTCGTCAGAGAACCTCTTGCTCTCGGCTTCGAGTGACGCGATCCGACCGAGCAGTTCTTCGGTTGTAGGCATCGCTTTCCTGTCTCCGTTAATGTTGAAATGTCCCGCTCGCGAAAACGTCACCACTCGCCGATGACTGAGTCGATCGGTGAGTGCCAACCGCGACAAGTCCGAGAGGTTGCCGACTGCGGGGGGGTCAGCACCTAGCAACGCCACTGCGCTGAGAACCCACGGGTAACGTGCCCCGCTTCGCTCCGCGTCTTGTAGCAACTCCACTGAAACGAACTTGTATAGCTCTTGCTTGATCGCATCGAATACGACCGTCGGGATCTTTGTGAGGTCGGCGAATACCCTGCTGCCCTCACGCCACACGCGCTGAACCCACCCAAGGGCCGGTTGCCCGTCGGTGACTCGCTGTTCATCGTTGTGACCGAACTTGAGCGGAATGCGCCCGCCCAATCCGAGTTCCTCGAAAGAGCGCACGATGGCGTCGAGGTCGTCGTCGGTGAAGGTCAGCCCGTTCCATGTCCCGGCACTGAAAATCTCCGCGCGTCGAATCTCTGCCATTAGTGCGTTGTCTCCCCTGAGTTCCCGTGCACCTCCGTCTCGCGCCGGATCAACACATGCCCTGCGCTGAACGGCTGTGACTCGCGCCCTTCATACACTGCGGTGAAATGATTCGCAAGAATCTTGATGGCATCCTCGATGGTCGCCGCCGTCAAGTGGACGTGAGCGATCAGGCAGAACTCGACCGGCTTGTTGCGGTCGTCCGGGTCGCTCACCCTGCACGCGTCGTCAACCGTCTTTGTTATCACTCGACCCATCGTCTTCCCCCTCGTGTTCTGCCGACTCGAATGTCGAGCGCAGCTTGGCAAGGTAGGCGTCGAGCGCCGCCTTGTCTTTGCCGTAGTGAGTGACCTTGACGTCGTCGTCGGTCAGCCCTTCGATTTGATTAACTCGTCCCATGTTTTCGCCTTCGACCTCTTGCTTCCGGGGAGGATTCGCTTGTACCAGATATGCTCCGGTATCTGCTTGGCGACGCGCGTCCACAGTTCGTGGTAGTGCATCGCGTTCGCTTGCTCGGTGATCTGCTCGGCGAGTCGCGCACCCTTCGGGTCGTTACTCACCGACCGGATCTTGCGATCGACATCGTTCCACATGTCCTTGCCGATCCCGTAGGTGATCGATGACAGCAGCATCGGGTCGGGCCAGCCATCCGGGCCGGGCCACATGCGGAAGACGATGCCGTCACGCGTCACGCAGCGGATCTCGCGGGCGTTGTAGTAGCGCCCCGTGTTCACGTCCGCCGGGCTGAATGAGTTGTTGTCCTCGCCGGGATGGTTGTGCGTGTAGATCAGCTTGCCGGTGAGGTTCGCAAGTTGTGACTTGGTCTGCTCGCCGAAGGTGATCGAGTTCGACGAACCCGACAGTTCCACGACCGGCTCGCCAGTGTCCGCGTCGAAGCCGATGAAGTTCTCGACCGGCAGCTTGGTCGCCTCTGCCTCGAAGTCGGCAAGGTACTCGATCGCATTCATCGGCAGGTCGATATTCCGGTAGGCGGCATCGCTCGGCACGCCCCCGTCGACCGTGTAGACGCCGCTGGCAATCTGCCTGATCTCGCCTTCGGCGTGCTTCTCAGGCTCGCCGCCTAGCACGTCCTCCCACCTGCCGCTCGGCCCGCCCTTCGCCCAATTCCCGTGAGTCGACTGGTCGTGATCCTGTCCACCGGGATAGTGGAACTTGAGACGGGTGAAGGTCTTCCGTTTCTTGAACTTCACGATCGGCCCGTCGTGCTCGACCATGCGACCCAACAGGAAGTCGGGAATCTCTCTTTTCATCATTTGCCCTTGCCGCCTTTTCGTGGCCTGACCTGCGACACCGTCAGATATGTCGCGGTCGGTAGCTCGATGCGTTCCTTGACGTACAGCGGCGTGCCGCGCGCCTGCACGATCTCGCTCACGCCGGTCTGGTTGTGGATCGGGTTGCGCAGCGGCATGAATCCAGCGAATCCGGCCTTGACGTCTTGCACGAGGATAATCGGCTTTTCGCGCATGAAGCCGCCAGCGCCGTGCTCTGCCGAGTTCCAGCGATCAGCGAAAAACATCGCGTCCTTGAGGTCGACCGTCCATGACGAGTAACCCGGATTCGTGAGCTTCGAGCCGGGCTTGGCGTTGGCGTACTGGCTGGCCCATGCGGGCAACTCGTCGTCTGCGACGCCCGGCAACATGACCGTCCTGAACAGCGTCGCGTTGTCGTACATGCGCGAGTTGTCGACCTGCACATCGAACGACTTCACCGCCGCACCCAACGCGATCCAGTCGTACTCGCCGGACGGATGCCGCGCGCCGATGTACTCGTCGATGTCCTCGCGGTTTTCCTTGAGGTAGCGCAAGAACGCATTGACCTGCAAGCCAGCCTGCCCGAATGCCAGCCGCGAGAAATACATTCGCTGCGGGTCATCGACCGGCGCGCTCCACGGCACGGTTGTCGGCCCGTCCGGCTCCGGCGTTAGCTCCGCAATCTCGAACCACTTCGCGTCCTGCTGCTCGCTGAGTTCCTTCGACAGCCAGCCGTATTTTTCGGCGTAGTCTGCCAGCATCGACGGCGGCACGATCCTGTTCCAGACGTCGCCCTGCGCGATGTCGCCCTGCTCCTCGCGCACGCCTAGCCCGTAGGCACCATTCGCCCAATTGCCGTGCGTTCGTTGGTCGTGCTCGTGCCCGCCGGGCGTATGGAAGTCGGCGCGCGAATGCTTGCGCCTGCCGCCGCCGACCTTCGGGTGAATGATCCAACCTTGCTTGTCGTACTTCGGCGGTTGCGTCAGGTCGGGATGCGTCACCGCCTTGGCGAGCGCCGCGCCCTCGGGCGTGTAGTCCTGATTCCACAGGTTGATGTTCCAGCGCTTGCCCGCCTCGCGCAGCAACTTCGAGCCGATGCCCTGCCGCTGCCTGAGTGGATCGACCATCAGGGTGACGTTGCCCTTTTTCTCGTAGCCGGGGACATCCTGCGGGTAGTGATACAGCAGGCCGCGCAGAATGCCCTTGTCATCGCGCCACAGCAACGTATCGATCTTGAACTCGTCGACCTTGTTCTGCGTGTACGACATCCCCGGCTTGCCGCGATCGGGGTGCTGCCCGACCTGTCCCGCCCACGCCAAGACGCCCATGCTCGGCGCGCTGATCGGGTAGTCGCCGCCGATCGGCGTGTCGCCGACGTAGTTGCCGTCAGCCCAATTGCCGTGACTCTTTTGGTCGTGTTCCTTGCCGCCCGGCGTGTGGAAGGTGAGCGCGAAAGACGTCCGCGTGAGCCTGCGCACGAGTTGATCGAACTCCTCGGTCGACACATCGCCGCTTCGCAAGCCCGCCAGCGCCGCGTCGTGAATCCAGCCGAGCACCGTGCTCGGTTCGTGCGGATCGTCTGCATTGGTCGACACCGAGCCGTATGTCTCGATCCCAAGCGCATGCGCTACCGGCCCGTGGATCATTTCGCTCGCGTCCCAAATTGCGTAGTTGCCGGTCGCGTAGTCGATCGCCCATCGCACCAATCGGACATCGCGGCCCGCCCACCGATCGATCTCTCGCTGTGTCGGGTTCTTGAGCACCTCGATCAGCTTCGTTCCTGAAGTCGTCGGACTCAATTGCGAGGGGTCGGGCACCTTGACCAAGCCGATCTCGCCGTCCTTCCAGTAATGGCTGGTGATGTCGTTGACAGTGCCATCGGCCCAATTGCCGTGCGTCTGCTGATCATGTGCTTGCCCGCCGGGATAGTGGAACAGGCGCACCACGTTGCGCATCGCGTCGCTGAAAAACCCGACCTGCGGTTCGAGCGCCGGGTACGGGCTTTCCTCGCCATCCCATCCGTCGATCGCGGTGATCGGGATCAGCAGCGAGCGGCAGTTGTAGTGGTTCGGTGGGTTGTAGATTTCCCACACCGGGTCGGTCGAACTGCGGGTGAAGCCATCAAGCGACTGGCACAGCACGGTCGTGCGGTTGTCGAGGATGGCGCTGTATTCGAGCGCCACGACGAAATCCGTCACCGCAGGGTCGGTGTACTCCGCGAGCCGCGCCTCATTGAGCGCCTCGAAGGTGTTCGTCCTGACTAGCGTCTCGATGTAGTGCGGCCACAGCCTGATGCGATCGCCAGCCGCGTCGTCGATCATCAGGTATTCGAGCCGCATCAGCACGCCCGTGCGCGTCTCGGTTGCGAACACGTCGTCGATACCGACGAAGCCGCGACGGATGAGCCGCTCCCATATCCGCACGCGGACGTCCTCGGCGCGCAGCCCCATGCGAACGCCATTCAGCAGTTCGTCCTGAATGATCGCCCGCGCGCCATCCGTGAGGTTGCCAGCCATGCGGAACCCGTTCGCTTCGAGATACTCGACCGCCTGATCGCGCAGGTCGGCGAACTTCACCGTCACGCCATTGCGCAGCGACAGGTGCACCTTGATGAGCGCTTCCAGCTTGACCTTGCCGTCGTGATCGCGCAGCAGCAGCCGCCCGCTCTTGACGAAGTCGTCGGCATTCGTGCGGTACGTCTCGGCGAGCTTGTGAAATTGCTTGCCGTTGAAGTCGACGATCTTGCCGAGCGCCTCGTTGGCGCGGTAGCGTTCCAGCGTGATCCTCGGGTGATCGCTCGCCCATTCGATGCTGCCGACCTTGGCCCCGACCATGCCGAGCGTGTACTTCGGCAGGACGCCGCTGACCTCGTCGATCGAATTGCTGAGTTGCGCCTTGAGCCGGTCGGGGATGTTCGCCTGCGCAATGTTGAAGCGCATCGCGTCGTGTGCCTGATCCAGCGAAATCTTGCCCGCCGCGAGCCGCGTCAGCACGCCGACATTGGCCGGGACACTGCGCAGCATCGGCGGCATCTTTTCGTGGTGGAACAGCGCGAAGTTGTCGGCGATGCCGAGCGCCGACAGTTCGGGGAATGACTCGAAGTCGATCGTGGTCGTGTCGTGATACTCGATCCACTGACCGATCGAGGTGGCGACATCCTCGCCGAGCATTTCGGCAACCCGCTCGAAGTGCGCCGCGTTGTAGTAGACCGCCGACCAATGACCGTGCAGGTCATCGAGGAACAGGCGCGCCGGGTAGGTCATGTAGCCGATGTCGTGCAGCGCCACCGCGATGCTGAGTGCCGCGACCTTGGCGGGATCGTGGGCGTAGTCGGGATCGGCGTCGAGTATCTCGCGCGCCATCCGCAGGTCTTGAATGATGTGATGGACGCCGTGATCGCCGAGCGTGCGGCCCGCCGCCTCGAAGTCCTGCGCCGCGATCAGTCGCGTCAGTTCCAGCGCATATTCCCGCGCTGCCGCATCGTCGACGCCCGCGCCCTGCATGTCTTCCAGCAGCGTGCGCCCGTAGTCCTTCAGCAGCCCGCGATCCTCGCGCGGCATGAACTCCGACAGCGTGTCGACGTAGGCATCGATGTCGCCGCCAGCGTCGCCGGTATTCGGGAACTCGGCATCGCCCAATAGCTCGGCTGCGCGCGCCTCGATCTGCTGGTCTGCCGCCGCCATCCGGTCGCGCTCGACGAGTCCCAACTTCTGCCAGTCCTTGCGCGCCTGCGCCATGCCCTTTTTGCGCCACTCGTCCGGGTTGAACTCACCACCGATCGTGGTCGCGCCCTCGCTGGTGATGTCCTCGACCGGGACGCCAGCGATGGTGCGCCTGCGGCTGATGTCGCCCGCCGGTTCCTGCACGCCAGTCGCGCCATCCTTCGGCGCGAACGATCCCGGCGTGCTCGGTTCGGTCGTCTTGCCACGCGGGTGATCCTCCTCGCGCCACGCGAAGCCATGCGTGCGGAACGCCTGCACGGCGGTCGCCCGCGCAAGATCCAGTTCGGTGATGGCGAACTCGCGCCCCATGAAGTAGGCGCGCGCCAGCGATTCGGAGAATGCGCGCTTGATCTTGCCGGTCGCCTGCGCGCCGATCGCAACAGCGGGAATCTCTGCCGGGTTGTCGATGATGTACGCCAGCAGGTGATCGCCGCCGAGCGCTTCGAGCACCGCCTCGGTGAGAATCCGCGAGACGACCGGGACGGTGTTGCGTTCCTCGGTGTCGCTGCGCTGCTCGATGACCGCGAACGCTACTCGGGCTTCGGCTCGGCTGAATGCTTGCTTGCTGCTGAACCGAGGTTGTACTTCGCCCGCATCTTGCGTATGCCCTCGGCAATCTCCGTTGGCGTCGCATTGGGCGGGAAGTCGAAGCGCACGAGTCGCCGCGAGGTTGAGCCGCTTGCGGTATCGGTTGACCCGCTCGGGGTCGGCGTTGACCCGTCGCGCCCATTTATCGATTTCGTCTTTGACATTGACCTGCCTCTTGTTGGCGACATCCCACACCGCGATCTCGCCGAGGTCGACCGCTTCGTTGAGCGCGTCGTCCAGTGAGCCGCGACGCGTCGAGACGTCGAGGTAAAACTTGCCGGTCGAGGTGTCGAGCCAGCCGCCGATGTGCGCCTCGGGATCGCCGCGCCACAGGTCGGCGTTCTGCTCGATGAAATACTCGATGTCGTCGGTTGTCGGCCCCTCATCCTCGGGGTTGATTATAAGCGCACGCTCGGGGTATTTCGTGACCATGAAGCCATCGGTCGGCGATGTTTCCATGATCGGCTGGTAGCTGAAGCCGATGTCTTCGCCCTTGTTGAACTGCTCCCACATGTGCGCCATCAGTTCGTCGGTGACGCGCTCGCGGGACTCCTTGCGGGTTGCGGGATCACTGGCCGCGACGCCCGCCTTGGGCGCGAATGATCCCGGTGTCGATTCCTCGGTGGTCTTGCCGCGCGGATGCTCGGATTCGTCCCATCCGAAGGCGCGCAGGATGCCCTCGACCTCTAGCGCGGCGACGTAGACATCAGGCATTGCTTTCGATCTCCGTGATGAGGTCAATCTGCCACGGTCGCACCACGTCGCGCGTGTACAGCCTGCCGTTGCGATCGCCGATGAGTCGCTCGGCCTGCTCGTCGGTCAGCTTCAGCTTGACGACCGCCGCCTGCCCGCCGCGCGCCTGTTGCGCGCCCACAGCCGCCCGGAGCGCCTCTGCCGGATCGATGAATACCCTTGCCTGCTCCGGCACGCCTTGAGCCTGTAGGGCGTGTGTCAGGCTGAACCGTGGCTGATTCGCCGCCCGGTCGCGGCCCGATGAGCGCAGGTCGAGCGGCGGCTTGCCGCCCGGCTGGCCCGGTGGCTGCTGGCCCGGCTGGCCCGGCTGTCCGGGGCGCTGCTGACCGAAGCCGCCCGGCCCGCCTAGCTGCGATGGATCGGGCAGCATCCCGTTCTCTGCCATGATGTCGTTTCTCGCGACCATCATCGGCACGCTGTCTTCCTCGCGTGCGGGCATGTCGAGAATCTCACGGAAGCGTTTCTCGTCTTCCTCGGTCGGGATCACCACGCTGGCACTGACCAATGACGACCACGTATCGATCAGCCACTTGATGTGCTCGTTGCTGGCTGGTCGGAACTTGAATTGCGGATACTCGCTGTCCCCCCAATTCATGTCGCCGAGTCGCCTGAATAGCTGCTCGTTGAGGCATGCTTCGAGACGCCGCGCGTCGGCCTGCAACGTCCAGAAAAATGCTTCGAGGTGAGTCTGCGACTGCGCCAGTGAACCGGCCCCGTCGTTATACGAAAGGCCGAGCAGATTCGGCACCAGCAGCGACTTGGCGATGCCGAGGTCGAAATAGTGCAGCGCTTCGCGGTACTCGCCCGTGCTGCCCGGCATGTGCACGTCCATCGTCACGCCCGGCGGCAGGATGATGCCGGTCATGTTGCGGATGTTGCGCAGGATCGTCTTGAGCGCCTCGTGTTGCGGCGAGCCTGCGGTGATCCCTGCGGACTGATCCAGCGACAGCGTCGTGAAGCCGCCCGCGTAGCGTTCGAGGTAGGTCGCGTATAGCTTGACGACCTGATCCTTCAGATACCACGAGCGGTAGGCTTGCCGCAGGTCGCTTGCGCCATACCAGACGTCTTCGTCGGGCGCGTGCACATAATGGATGAACTTGTCGAGCTTGACCTCGATCTCTTTCGCAGCCACGCGCTGCACGACCTTTTCGAGCACGCCGAACTCGTCGGTGTAGAAGACGAACGTGCCCGGATCGCGCGGCATCAGCTTGTTCAGCCCGATATAGTTCTTGCCGTCGACCTTGATGGTGTCGAAGACGATCTCGGTCAGTGAGTAGCCGTATATGCGGCCCCTCGCCACTGCGTTCAGCCCGTCCTCGAATGAGCCGCGCAGGTCGCGCAGGGCGCGCTCGAAGACCCGCTGCCGCAGCAGCTTTTCCTCGTCGGGGATCGAGGTCGCGTTATCCCACACGAACTGGTAGCCGCGCGAGGTGACGGCGTCGCGCTTGAACTGCGTGACCGCCTTGACCTGCTCATCGTTGTACATGGCGCGGTAGATACGCAGGCCACGACGCGTGACGAGGTCGTCTGGATTGTAGCGCTCGTGACCCGCGAACATCGGCGACAGTTCGTAGCTGATGACCTGTAGCAGCGGCGAGTCCTTCGGCATCTTATCGAGGGGCGTGACCTTTGACGGCATGGGTTAGAAGTTCTCCATGAGCGGTGATTCGACGGTGAACAACTCGTCGAGGAACGGCGCGCGCTGTCCGAGCGATGGCGCACGAGTCATAAACTGCATCGCCAGCGAGTCGGCGATGTCCGGGGACTTGATACCCTCGCGGCGCATTTCCTCCTTCGAGACGAGGTCTTCGACGCGTTCGGTGCCGGGCTTGACGCGGATCGAGCACAACTGTCCCTCGAAGTCGGCCCATCCCATGCGGTCTGGCAGCGCGTCGTCGGCCAGCACGATGCGACCCTCGCGCAGTGCGTCGCGCAGCACAAGGTACGACTGCACGCGGCGGTTACGCCAGCGCTGAATGTTGTCGCTGGCTTCGCCGCCCCGGTACGGGATCATCGGCACGCGTCTGCCGTCGGGCATCGGGTTGTCCAGCAGCCAGCCAGCGGTGCCAGCGCCGACGCCCATCGAGTCGACCACGATGTCATCGCCATGCGCGGGGTTGCCGCCCCATGCCTCGTAGATTTCGAGCGCTTTCTTGGCGGCGAGGATCGGCGACAAGTGCTGCTCGAAGTTGAACCGCTCGATGCGCAGGATGTGGGTCACGCTGTCGTAATGGCGGGCGATGGTGACGACCGTCTCGTCGAGGCCACCGTCGGCGACGTCGACCGATATGCGCAGGCGCGGGAATGAGCCGTCGCCCTTGGTCACGTCGAACTCTCGATTGCGTGCGTCGACGATCCACTGCAAGGGGATCAACTGGAAGTCGCCAGCGTCGGCGAACTCGCCGTAGCAGCGCACCTTTACGATCGGCGAGTCGCGCCCGTACTGGCGCTCCATCTGTGCGACCCACTCGCGTTTCACGCGCAGGGTCTTGTCGAGGCTGATGTGCAGCTTGTAGAAGTCCTTCGAGACGTCTGCCTTGAGGTGGCTGTCGGCGAAGGTGCCAATGATCTTGGTGGGGTTGCCGATCATCAGCAGGATGCGCAGGTAGCCGGTCGAGAGTGCGGAGAACACGACCGGGTAGAGTTCCTCCGGCACGCCGGATGCCTCGTCGATGATGAACATGATGTGCTGATCGTGGAAGCCAGCGAGGTTCTCTGGCGCGTTCGCCGTCTCGCCGATGGCGTACCACTCATAGCCGCCTTCGGTGCCGTCCTCGCGGGTGAAGCGCGTCCCCCAAGTGATCTTGGTCGCGTCGACCTTGACGATGGCGCTGTATCCCTGAAAGGCGCGCGCGCTGATCTTGCGGAACTCGCGCCACAGGCGTGACTTCAACTGGTCGAGCTTCGGCGCAGTACAGGGGATCAGGCCGGGCCAGCAGAACCCGAACCAGTGCATCAGCATGGCCGCGCCGAACGTCTTGCCGGGGCCATGCGGGGCGCGGACGGTGATGTACGGCTTACCCTCGTGATTGACGACGGTCGGCAGGCCGATCAGCTTGCGATGAACATCAGCGGCGGCTTCGAGTAGCTCGACCTGCCATGTGTCCATTTCCCAAGTGAGGTCGGGATTGGTGCGCAGGGTCGGCTCGCCGGGCAGCGCGCGCAGGTTCAGGATGTTCTTGGCAAACCAAACAGGGTCGGTTCTAGCGCGCAGTTGCGCTTCGCGGAACGCGCCGACGACCGCCTCCTTACGGCGTGTCAGCTTTGTTCCGATCGCCGACGTTATCGTTCGCGCCATGCTGCATCATTGCCTCGGCGAATGCGTTGACGATCGCGTTGTCACTGTTCGTGACGTCCGCACGCTCGCGGTACTTTTCGGGTCGCCTGCCTTTCAGCAGGAAAATCATCGCCGTGACGTTGCCGGGAAGCGATGAGTTGCCGATGTCTGAGAGCCGGTCTTCCATCGCGTCGCCGCCGTCCTCGATGGCGTCCTCCCATTCAGCGGCGAAGTCTGCATTACGCTTGCGCTCGTCGTATGCGAACTGTCGCGAGACGTTGATCGCGCGGCACGCCTTCGCGACCGAATATCCATCGCGCAACGTCTGAATGAACTTCGCTCTTTTTTGTGCGGTCAGCAGGGACGTTCCGACGGGCGGTCTGCGTTTCGTGTTGCCACCTTTGACTTTCGGCTTGCCTGACTTGTTTCGAGGTGTGCGCATGTGTGCCTTTTACTCGTGTGATTGCTTTGCGGTCAAGGGATTAGGTGTTGCGTTCGCTTCGAGCCAGTCGAGAAACTTATCGACCTCGTAGGGATCGATGCCGCCCTTTGACTCGTTGTTCCACCGTTCGCGAAGCAGACGCAGGTTGACGATTTGCTCTTTATTCATCATGGCCCCATGTTTTGCACAGCGCGTTGGCGTGTGAGCCTTCGTGGGCGAAGTAGAAGTAACAGCGGCAGAACTCGTTTGGATCGACGCGATGCCACCAAATCCACAAGCGCTGCCAAAGTGTCGGCGGCAGAATCGCGAAGCATCTATCCGGTATGACCATTGGAGTTCCAGAGTGAGACGGCGAGGTTGGCGGCGACGCTAAGGGCGATGACGACCCACACGGCGGCGATGAACTTCAGCAGTCGGGCGATGCGTTCGAGGGTTTCGGCGGTTTGCTGTTGGCGGTTCATGGCGTGAACACCTTTGGAGTTGGTGGCTTTTCGGCGTCGGCGCTGGTGGCGATGATGAAGGTACGACAGCCGTGCTCGGTGTGTTCCTTGATGCTGGTGACTGCGGGGACTTGCATGCCGTGCATGCAGACGTTCAGGTATAGCTGCATTGCCTGACACATGGTTGCTTCGTTGAATATGAAGTCGTTGTTGCCGATCATGGCGCGTCTCCTATCTTTCGCCGAAGCCGGTCGGCGGTTCCATTGTGCCCGAGGTGCAGAATGCGATTCGATCGGACGTGTGTGATTGCTTCGGTACGACGTTGACGAAGCGATTTGCGCGATAGCCGAGTGTGCCGCCATCGAACGTCGGCTTGGCAGAGAACAGCACGTCATAGCGTTCGCTATCGATGATGAGCGTGCCATTGACGAGTGTGATGCCTTCGGGGAGTGTGACCTTCATGCCGAGTGTGACCTTCATGCGGTTGGTTCCGTGTGTTGATCGGTCATCAGTGCGATGAACTCTTGCAGGCGATGGAGTGCGCCGAGTTGCGAGCCATCGATGACGGTGATGCCGATTCTGCCGCAGCAGTAGCAGCGCCATTGCCATGCGGTACGTTGTCCGCTCATGGCGTCGCCGTCGACGCTGAAGCGTGACTCGAACATGGGGCGTTCGCGGTGCCAAGGCACGAGCAGGAAGTGATGACCGTCGAGGGTTTGGCGGGCGAGGAAGCCATCGGCGACCGAGTGGATTCTGACGCAGCGTTGTCGATGCTGAGTTCGTTGTGCGAACCGCGTGACGATCTCGTGGAGTTCTGTCTGCATCGGGCGGCGTGCCTCACCATCAAGAAAAAAAAAGCAGTGATGTAGATTCAGACTGCGTCTCTACTCTTGATGTATGGATCTTTCATTCGGAGTGGATCGGAACCCTGTAGTGATGCTCTGCCTCGATCCGTGGATGCAGGAACCCCAAACCCGCGACGCCGAAGCGTTCGCGAGTCCGGTTCCTGCGATGCCCCACCTTCGAGAGCCGTTGGAGCGGCAGGCCGATCGGTTCGAGTTCATCCGTGACAGGTCGCGCGTCCGATCGGTGCACCCCTACGCGCCTGCTGTGCGGCGGTTAGCCGCGCCTGCCCCGGATCGTGTCGGCGTTCAGCGCCGGGACGCGTGAGGGCAGTTGCGGGCTTTATAGCGCAGCCGGAACCCCTTGTAAACGTGTCATATTCGATCAGGGGGGGGCGAATGTGCCGAGTTTTAAGGCACTTTGGCGGTTTGGTTACTTTTTGACCACCTTTTTCCCTTGTGAATCAAAGAGATAAATAAGTTGGCATATCTGCAAGTATATGCCATACTCAAGTCCCCCGAGGTGATGTTCGGGGCCGCGCGAGAAGGGCGAAGCCCCCCGGCGGTGAGGCAGGCAGGGCATAAGACCTACGGAGTAGGCGACCCGGATGAAGCCACCAACCTCTAAGCATCGCGGTGACGACCACCGACCAACAAGGTGTCGTGATTGGGTGACTGACCGAGATTGCTTAGTGGCATAGGTCAGCGTGGTGCAGGCGAGATACCACTGCACACAACGGACGGACAGGGACGAGCGCGACGCCTCGTGAGATTTACGACCTCGGGCAAGGTGAGCGACGCAAACCAAAAGTCCTACCGTCGCGGCGAGTGTGAACGCCGCAAAACTTTTCCTTCAGCACACTCGACGGAGTGTGCTGCGCGATGCGAGTCAGAGACGACGCATCGTTCAGCACGTTCAACAATCCACAGGAGACACGCCATGACGAATCAGACCGCGAAGTTTTCCGACGCCGTGACCGCCGCGCAGTTCTGTGCGGAACTGACCCGGCAGGGTATCGCGTTCGAGTTGACGACGAATCAGCAGGGCTGGTTCATCGTCGAGATCACCGGCTACTAAGGAGACGCGCCATGACGAACACAAACGAACTGACGTTCAACACTCGGCGGTTATACACGAAGCACGGTCAGCGGATCGGCGCGGTCGTGATCGACATGCAGGACTGCGACGGCTTCAACCTCTACACGGTCGCGTTCGCGGACATTGACCGGGGCATCGACGGCATCATGCAAGTTACCCGGTTCAATGCCGACGCGATCATGCACCAGTACGACTACAACAGGTACAAGTACGCGCAGCACGGCGCACCGCGCGACGGAGTCGATCGAGCCGCCGAACTGGCGCGCACCGCGCCGAGCATCTAACACCACACACGGAGACACGCCATGACAGACGAATACATTCTCGACACCGTCGAGTACCTCGAACGCCTCGAAGCCGAGGCGGCACGTCACGAAGACGAATAGCAACCCACAACAGGAGACACGCATGTCACTCATCCACAAGATCCCGAATCAGATCGCCTTCATCGACGACAACACGGGCGCGATCGACGAGATCGGTGTCCACAACTTCACCGCCATGCGATCGACCAAGTGGCGGCGCATCAAGACCGAAAGCGGTCACGCCTTCGAGACGCGGACGCACACCTTCGAGTACGGCGAGCCGGGCGCACCGAAGGTGCTCACCGTCTCACAGTTCCGCGACATCAAGTAATCCACAACAGGAGACACGCCATGAAGCGCTACACGATTTTGTTATCTGCCGGGTTCAGGGGTTCCGCGACGATCGTCTTCCACGAGGAGTCGCGGCGCAAGGCGCTGCAACACGTCAAGGGCGTACTGCGGCGCAATGTGTTTGCCAGCGTCGCCGAGACGGCGTACGTGTTCGAGGGCGAGGAAGACGACGATCAGCGCATTGCGGTGTTCAGGCTGAGTCACGAACCGCAGATTGACGACGTGACCTCGAAATACTGATCCACAACAGGAGACACACCATGAGGAACAAGTACAACACCTTCGCGAACGAGTTCGCCTGCGCTGTCAGGCTGTGCGGCGACAACCGCGACCAACTGCTCGGTGCGTGGCGACTGATCGATTCGTACTGCCGAATGGCGCGAGTCGAGAACGCGAACTTCGACCCGGCGCGGTTCGAGAACTACGTCGCCGAGCGCAGCACGGCGAGGCCGCAGTGATGGCGCGCCGTGGCAAGTTGCGCTGGAAGGGCTTCGACTACCGCACGGGCGAGCAGGTCACGATGCTGCGTACCGAGTGGCTCAAGTTCATGGCCGATCGCACGACGCGGCGCGTCGACGACGACTCGCTGCTGGTGTTCGAGCGCATGTTCGATGCTCGCACGCGGCGCGACATGGTCGTGCTGGTAGCGGAGGTTTACGACAAGGAGTGAATCGGTGCTGCGCCTTCGCAAGAGGGCGCAGTCCGATGCGCTTCGCATCAATCCACAACAGGAGACACGCCATGATGACTACGCTTTACAAGAGGGTTCGGTTGCAGGTCGGTGACGAGCAGGTATTCAACGACGACGTCGAAGTCGCGGTTGATCTTGACGACGCGCTCACCGACGCATCGTTTCGCGACGTGATGGAACAGAGCGCGTTCACGGACAGCGACGCGATCGAGTACGTCGCGCAGGATTGCGACCTCGACGAAGTGCTGGATGAGTTCAGAGACGAGGACGGCGTCCTCGAATGGGTTCACAACAATGTCGACAATGACGACATCGTGAAGTGGGCTGAGGCGCACAACTACGTCTTTCGCGTGAAGGATGAGCCGATCGAGGTCGGGTTCCGGCAGTCGACCGAGTTGCAGTGTCTTTACATCGTCGAGGTCGAAGGGCACGAACTCGGTTGGGTTCTGATTTCCGACGATGCCACGTTCCGCGTGAAGTTCGCCGACGTCGACAGCGGGCACATCCCGTCCTGTCCGAAGTCTGCGGTGTTCCCGATCGTGACCGGGTTCGTCCGGTTCCACGAAAAGACGGTGCGCGAGTTCATCGCGGTCAAGACGGAGGTGGAGCATGAATCGGCCTGATACGTCATCGCGTGACGTACGCAAGCCGGTGATCGTGGGGGTCGACATGGGTCGGCCCCCTCCGGTCATTCTGGCTTCGGCGATCACGGCAGCGTTCAAGAGCGAAAGGTTCGAGCATTCGGACTTCATCATTCACGCGCTCGATCACCTCAAGAACGCCGAGGTGTTCGAGTTCGGTGAACTGCCCGACTCGTTTCTGCGAACTGAATCGGTTCGCGGCGGCAAGTTGATGAACGCCGGGCACCTGAGTCTGCCCTACAAGGCGGTGGCATTCTGGTACACGCTCATCATCGATGAGGCATCGCGGTCGCGAACGCTGGCGATGTTCAAGGACAAGCCGGAACTCGCGGACGAAATCGAGGTTGCGCCGACGGGACAACGCGTGCGCTACTGCACGCTGATGCTCGGGCACGAGAACTACATCGCGGCCTTCGACCTGATGCGACTCGACGGCGAGTGGCTTGAAATGGCAGTTGGCGACAACATCGAGATCGGCCTGACCTACTACATGCTGGTCAACGCCGCGCTCATTCAGGGTACAACCGACGATCGCTGGCAGGGCTTGATCCTGCTCGACAAGGCGCTGCCGTTCGGCGGCGACCTGTCCGACGAAGGTCGCTCGGTGTTCATCGGCGGCTTGGCCGACGTGGCGTCGGCGCTGTCGCTGATGGTAGCGACGCGAGGCGTCGAGGTTCGTGTGGAACCTGCGCCCGTGAAGTTGAATGCCAAGCGCGCCAAGCGCGGCAAGCCCGCGCTGCCTCGCGTCACGCATGTCAACACGCTGCGCTACTTCACCGCGTTGCAGAACACGCAGCGCGGCGGCACGCACGCCTCACCCGTCCCGCACTTGCGGCGCGGGCACATGCGGCACTACGCGCCGGACACACCACGCGGCGGTCGCGACGGCAAGACCGTCTGGATCAGGGACACGATCGTCAACGCCCGCTCGATGGATGAGGTCATCAAGCGGGATCACTACGAAGTTCAGACAGGAGACACGCATGGCACTTAATCAGGCGACGATGCTGCTGGCTGCGGTCAACAGCATCACGACCGGCGAGCCGCTCGCCGTCATTCACAAGCGCAACGGCACGCTGCGCATCGTCGAGTCAGTCTGCGGCATCAAGGCGCTGCCCGACGAGATCATCGAGGACATCAGCAAGGTCACTTGCGCGCACTGCCTCGACATCGTGTCGACGACGAGGATAAACCGCGACGCAGAACTGCGCGACGACTGGCTGGTCGCTCGTGACATGGTCGCTCACCCGGAGGACTACGACGATGTTGTTTAAGGAAAATGAACTGAGCGCTCGCTCGCGCGAGGTGATGGAAGCGCTGGAAAGCATGCACCAGTCGGAGATTCAGGCGATGGCGCAAGCCGCCAGCGACGACGACGACCTGATCGAACGCATCAAGGGTTCGATTCTGGCGCATACCAAGTGCGTCGCGATTCAGCTTGGCCTGCTGGCGAGGGCATGTGATGTGTCGGTCGAGAAGCAGATCAAGACGGCATTCGAGGTTGGCAAGTTCGTTGCCAGCAAGTCGATGCTCGCCCGGACGCTCGCCGAGGTGGCCGACCTGACAGGAGACGCGGAACCCAAACCGCAAGGAGGTGAACTCAATGATGGACAAGCCCACTAACATCGCATTCGCAGCGGCGAAGGCGTATGTCCGGCGCGCGATGGCCGAGTCGCCCGACTACCATCCGGCGAAGGCGTCGCGCATCTACGACCGCTTCGGTCGCTTGATCGAGGCGGTTTCGCAATACCAGTTCGAGGTGCGCAGTGCGGAACGCAACCGCGAACTCAGCGAGTGGATTCGCTCGCAGCACAGCGGTGGGTCATCCCATGAGCCACCGACTCCCGCAAAATCCTAGATCCCAATCGTTGAAACAGGAGACACGCAATGAAGACCGGAATGTCATTGGTTGATATGGCGCAGGAACTTGAGCGGCAGCGCGAGGTGAAGCGCGACTTCATCGCCGACACGTCGCTCGTGTCATTGAGCGAGGACGCAAAGATCATGCGGCTCGGCGACAGCGGCGAGTTCTCGATCAAGCCGCACGCCCACAAGCAGTTCGCCACGAAGCTGAACGTGCCCGTGGCGTTCTACGAGCGGATGCTGAACACGCATCCCGACCTGATCTCGGGCATGGTGAATCAGTTGATGGTGCGGGAACCGCAAAAGGCGATGTTCCGCACGCTCGACAACGCAGTGCGTTCAGTGCAGTCGGACAGCTACCGCAC